ACAGGAGCATCCGGGTTCGTTTTGTAGAAAGCGCGGAGAAGCGAACGTTCTTTAGGTCGTAAGTAGCCCTTAGCTTCGATATAATAAAGCTCGGTTTCATGTTTACTATTATGGGTAGTAACATGAAAATCCGGGGTATACGTCCTGAGTTGACCAACTTGATCTGAGCCACAAGCTCCGCATTTACCCCGTTTAATTGGAAGCACAAAGGCCATTGTATCACTTTTCGTGGTACGACGTATGGTCGCGTCTGCGGTCCTGTATGCCCGCCAGACGAGATACTCATAGCGAGAATCCCATGTTCCACCTTCTGGATCTGTCCAATGTCTATCGCTCCTCTTAGTTCCTGTTCTATGCCCGTAGTACGGCTTAGATGGTTTGCTAGTAGTACGTTTAGCAGCCATCAGTCTTATAGGTTAGCATGAAGGACTTCCTTCACCCAATCCCTACTCAGTTCGGTAAGTCCAGCTCCTTCATGGTACGCAAAGATAGCTTTCCCTGCAAGTAAAGCTGTAGTAACTTCCAGTTTTGCTCCCTTACTTCTTTCCCAGTTCTTGAGCACTGCAACTCCGTCAACCAGGTCAGCCACAATCTTAACGTCTCTTGCGAGCATATCTCCCCACGTATTTCCAGCAACTTTTCCATTAGCGTCGAGTTTTCCGTCAATGCTAGTGATTGCGACTTGGGCAACTCCATACTTCTCGTCCTCTTCCGCGGGGGAAATGATTTCAATACCTTGCGCTCGCAGCGTCTTGGCTGCTTCATAGAATGCAGGGAAGTTAAACTGTGGGTACCCTGTCATGGGACCTGCTATATAGAGCTTAGACATTAACTCTCTCCTGTGGGATATACGTCACCGTTGACGGCAATCTTGTAATCTTCATATGGTCGAACCCACCGTGCGTAGAACTCCAATTTAGCACCTTCTAGTGCGCCAATTACATCATTCATGCCTTGGTAATTATTATGCAGACTCACGTAGGCAATGATCAGCGTAGTGATTGCATAATTAAGCTCACCGGAGCCCGCGGCTATGTCGCCGTTAGCTAGAAATTGACGGCGGTCTTTTGTTATGTACGGCATTAGATACTCTGCTCCGCGGCGTACCCGCGCTGCTGCAATTCTATATCAATGAGATTCGTCAGCCTAACCAGATCACCTGTAGTCCACGCCTCTAATGGCATGTTTAGAGTGAAGCTATAGTCTTCCAGCAATTCCTCGAAGTCTTGCTCATGCGTATCATTCATCATCGCTGTATTCCTCTAATAGTCCATGTGGCGTCCCTGGAGGATTCCAGAGCTCACCTTCGTACTTTTGCAGATAGACCAACCTAGCCGTTTCTAGGGCAATGCTAGCGGCGTCACGGTCCACGTACGGACAATCGGCTTTCGCTTGGCTTGCGGCGTATTCTCCGACGATAGCAGTCCATAGTTGTCTATCTGAAGAGTCGGCGTGAGCCCGTATAAACGCCTCCGCCTTGACAGCGCCGATCTTCCAGCACCCAGGGATGCCATCTGTGGAATCCCCGGATAAGCATTGCTGAAAAAAGAATAGTCTTGCGGAGGCGGCGGATTGGTTATAGAATACCTTCTGGAGGTAGTTGTAGTGCTCTCCTGGGATCTGGTCGAGATCCTTATCGATTGTGGCGATGATGTAGGATAACACAGATCGCACGTTCGATCTCCACACGCGCTCGGCGTGGCGTTCGAATTGAAGGGGGTTGGCGGCACACCTCCCGGCCAGTATTGAACATTCGTCATCGGCCTCCCGGCCATGGACAACGACTGCTCCCCACTGCTGGGTGAGATGGTTTCGGAGGGCCTGGTAGTGGTAGGGTTTGTGTTCTGGATCTCGGTTTCCCTTGTAGGGGAAGACTGTTGCGATGCGCTCTCGATAATTACCTGGTCCTGATAATATGATACTGATTGCGTCAAATTGATCTACTCCGTAATGTTCGCGACACTCTTTCTCAATACTCTGCACTTGTGTACGCAGGTTATCAATTGCGGACTCTTCACTGTCAGGATGCACTTCACGCGTCTTAGATAGGATTTCCCATTTAGGATGCTCCTTAACCCATAGTCGCATCTGTTCTCCAGCATGAATTTTAGGCTTAGGAGTGAAGTACAACTCTTGGATACTCCCCGCAGGGGACTCTACTACCATATGATAGTCAGTCCTCTCTGCGGAGAATCCACAGCGATAGATACACGGATCTGCATCTATGATTAGGTGCATTACAGGCTATCCTGCGAGCCATCCACGGACGTATTCTGCGAAGGCACTATAAAGCCATTCATTTCGCCACTCAATACCTTCTCAAACGTCTGCTGCTGATTCTGCAGCACCATTACGCTATAGGCTAATGAATGTCCCCGCAACTCTATGACTCCCGTAATCTTATTCCGCAGACCGTACATGGTGTCATACCCCGATGGTGTCATCGGGGATACGACCTGTTCCAGCACCAACTCAAAATCACGAGATGACGCGTACGGCAGATTCACAGGAATCTGCTTATTCGTCATCAGTTTCCTCTTCATCGTCCGAATCATCTTCATCATCAGAGCTCTCCTCGTCATCCTCACCCTCATCTTCGTCGTCAGGAAGGTCTTCATTGACTACCGCGGCCTTGCCTTCATCTACGACTGTCTCCAGGATGCGCAATGTCTCTGCGTCATAGAAGAACCGCACAGTGAGCTTATCAATCAGTGCCATGATTTCTTCATAGCGCTTGACTTCGCCAGCCTTACCCTTAGTCGCACTAAGAGGCAGCGCATCCTTGTCATTAAGAATACCTAGCACCGTAGCTGCCAGGTTGCGGCTATTCTGGTAATGAATCGACTTTTGGGTAGTCGAGGGCGCAGATCCATTTCCTCCACTGGGGCCCGCAGAATTGCCCGCACGAGCCGGAGCATTCTTAAGTTTCTTAACTTCCGTTGCCTGCTCATAGCCGCGGTCGTTCGCTTCGGTGGTGATCTTAACATAGTCGCCTTTCTTGATATCCGGCTTGTCGAAGCCAAAGCTGACCCACTTGTCATACTCGGTTCCATCGTCCTTCTCAATCTTTGCACTATACGCAGTCCACGGCTTACCCTTACTGGACCGGCCACTCTTCTCACCAATCTGTGTTACGAAACCTTTGAAAATCATTTACTTAATCCTCTCCTGTTTACCATCAAAAAATTGATATAATTCCTCTTCACCTTCTGACCAATGGCTGGCTAATTTGATGCCAATACCAAGAGGCACAGAATACTCAAGCTCATACACGCTGCGAAGATAATCGTACGTACGTACGCCAAATGCTTCACAAGCCACTGCTCTAAATTTGTCAGCATAATCTGGATGTACCTCGCATACTAATGAATCGTGGATCGTGTTAACGGGGATAATGTAATCGCTATAGCCCTTTGCCCGTATGATATGCCAAAAGTATGCCAATGCAATAGGGATGATTTCCGCAGTTGCCAGAGCCTGTACGGGATAGTTATATACAGCAGTGCCGACATTAACGTATCCACTAGAGGACATTTTGACACGTGGGAAGTAGTATCGCAGACCCCAAGGGGTGATGAGCTTCTTAGTTGCCAAAACTTCATGTACCCAGTTCTCTTGGACATGTGCTAGATCCGGGTACCGGCGCTTAAATTCGGTATACCACCGGACTTGCGCTGGAGTCCCACTCGAACCGCCGTAAAGCGGCTTGAATGTTTCGGGTTTAGCATCTTGTCGAGCCTTACTTGCCCATGCCTCTCCATTCTTGTGAGCCAGTCTAATAGTTTCATATTCCTTTCCTGTCATTGCTGCTGCTGTTACGCAGTGAGCATCCCAGTTTCTGTCTCCAATATCTCGTTTAGCTTGACGGTCGTCGCCAAGGTGAGCGGCTGCTCTGAACTCAAGCTGTGCTCCATCAGCTTCACCAATAAGCCAACCATCTCGCTTTGCCGAGAAGAGATGCTTAAAATCTCTCGGTATGTTCGTGAGTTGTACGGACCGCTCACTAACTTCTTTAATTCCAGTAGATGAGAGTCGATGAGTTGCTGTAACTGTTTGGTTGAATTCAGCACGGAAGGTTCCATTACGTTCATTACATATCTCCTGAAAGTATTCTAGGTTCTTGCTCAGCGCTGCAGCAACTTTACCGATAGCCTTTTTAAGTCCAAGGAAGCGTTTCTGAGCTTCAGTAGTAGCGGTAAGCTTGTCCAACACTTTTTTTCCTGCTGCGCGCTGTCCAGTAGCCGTTCGCTTAGGCTGACCATCTCGTCCGCGAGGCTCGACGAATACAAGCGTGTCATAGAGATATCCGGCGACTTGCTTAGGGCTACGGAAGTTAATTCCCCCCGTAAGTTGTGAAAATTCACCTTCAAGCTTTCTAAGCTGTTCTCTATGAACTGTAGTCGTTGCTCCAACTCGCTCTTTGTCGAGATGGACTCCTTCTCGCTCGATATCGGCCAATACTGGCGTGAGGATCGCCCTTGTATAGAGAACGGGGAGGCGCTTTGTGCGATGAAGTCTTTTCCGTTGTTCGAGAAATAAAGCGTGTGTTGATATGACATCTAATTTACACCTGTCCTCTACCCATTTCCTGGGCATTTCTGATACGCTGATTCCGTGTCGCATCCATAAGTCAACTATTGGATCCTTGGGCTGCCACCCACGACGACGACAACAATCATCCAAGCTAGTGCTGATAGGAGCCAGACCAGTATGCTTGTCCGGCGCTGCGCGATTCCCAAGTAATACATACTCAGCAAGCTTAGTGTCAAAGCACAGGACATTACCAATGTCCACACCGGCTCGGATAAGCCAGCCCAATTCGTACTTGCTATTGTGTGCGACCAGGAAGTCAGCATGTATTACGGCCTCAGTAAGAGCCGCTTGATCAAGCTCGCCGCCCCAATGACTATGCAGATTACCCATGCTATCGCGCCAACAAGCGAGAGCGAGGCGATTGCGCTTATCAATAGCACTTCCGTAACGGCCATCCTTTACTTCCGTTTCAAAATCCAATACGACGTAATTATCCCCAAGATAGATGTCAGGCTGAGGATTGTCAATAAATCCAGGCAGCGTAACAGCATTAGGTGGCTTCGTTTTCTTCTGCGACATGTTGTCCCGTTTTCTTCGCCAGCTTGGCGTATCGAGCGTTACTCGCAGCGAATCGACGGTTAGCCACGGTCTCAGCATCCTTGAGTACGGTAGTATGCCCTAGCAGCGTGGCAATCACCTCGCAAAGCTGCGCTTCGCTATACGGCACGCTGACGTACCGCTGTCCGGCGATAGCCAGAGCGCGCGCGCAGTTGACTGCAATAGCTTCGGCTTGTTCAATTGTCTGTTTAGCCATTACATCAACTCCTGTGCGGTAATATTTAATGCGCGATAGAGCTGCTCATACATCGTCCAGCCTATATGAGAATCATCATATGCATGTATGGCATTCAGCAGGTGGACCAGTTCGTCTCGGCTCAGCGTAATAGCTAAGCGCGACAACGGTTTTGGTGTTTTAATTACTTTAATTTCCATAAATCCTCTAATTAGATTCCATCACTCACAATTGATCGTTCTAAATCGAATCTAACACACAGGGGTTCCCTGCTTTGCGGCCCACTCGCTAGCTTGTTTTTCGCAAAGGATAGCATTCGTAATCCTCTGCTCAACATCTCCTGAGAGGCACCTACACCTATCTGTAGATCCACAGTACCGGGTAGTCCTACTCGGGATGAATCCACATCCCCTGCGCTTAAATAGATCGGACCGCCCTGATTGTGGCCCTGGCTGCGGTCCCCTGCCTGTGTCACACTGATGCCGATCATCTTTTGACGGCCCAATAAAGATCTCAAGCGTATAGCGTTCGCCTCCAGTTTCTGCGTCATACCTTCTTCCGCTCCACTCAAACCGCGGATCTGATCCAGGACTAAAACTGAGGGTGAGTGTTTGACCGCCAAGTCCTCCACTTCGGACATAGACCCTGGATGTACGTGTACCATTGTCAGACGATCGCCTACTAGATCCGTCAGCGCCCGCGCTGACTTCTTTGGATGCGTGTCCACCCACTGCTGGCTCTGCCTTAGCAGAGATAGCCTCATACGGGCCTTGAGTATGTCTATATTGTCCTCGTTCCCGACATACAACACAGTCTGACCGGCACGGAGTACATTTGCCGTAGTGCTTAGCGTTAGACATGATTTTCCTATTTCTGTTCGCCCAAAGATAAGAACATGATGACCAGGCAGGACGCCGCCGCCAATGCGATCATCCAAGGAGCTAGGTCCAATAGGAATTCGTCTACTGCGACCAACAACCGAATCAAGTTCTGCCCAATCCTTCGCATATTCAACCTCACTTTTAACTGCTAATTCCGTAGTATCCCATATAGCTTCTAATTCCGCAAGTAATTGCGTAGCTTTCTTGCGATCGCCTGACATGCTTGCACTTGCAAACTCAGCAGACAGGTTATACCGGCGTAGATTAAGGACAAGTTCAACAATGTTAGCCCCAGATACAGATGGGAGGTTATCCAGCGCTTCGAGAATGGCAGGGGCGTGCTTAGGATTAGCGATTGCTCGTTCACCCAGGGCACGGAGCGTAGCAATATTAATGTATGCTGTCGCGCTGTCTCGTCCATAGTATTCGCGGACGAGTTTAATCCAAAAAGCCACTTGCGGTGTTGCATCGTTATCCTTTATGTAGTCCTTGATACGCTCGTAATCTTTCCTCGAAGATATGATAGTTCCCAGTATTTCTTTGTCCAACATTGCGTGTGTATTTCCTGTTAAGCAAATTAGCTAATACTAAATTATTCTTATATACTGTAAGTATTTCATTTGACCACGGCGACGGTATAAATAAATTAGGAGCCCCTATTTTTATAACTGCGGGGGCTAGCACAAGCTCCTGTGGAGCAGGAAGAAAGATTGTCTTTTCAGGAGCCAATAGCTCCTCAAGAGACAATCCGGTAGCTACCATCGCTCCTGCCGCGCCTAATAGCTGTAAGAAACCTCTGCGATTCATAGGATTGCTATAGTTCCTACGCTGGCATCAGACTGTGTGCGCTCGTCATTAATGCCCAATACCCCGCCGTCATTGCGGACTAGGACCGTAGCGAGCTTTTCACTGATAGTCTCGCTGCCGCACGGTTCGCCATCCTCAAGCCATGTCACCACGTAGCCTGCGTCTAGCCGTCTAACGGTCACTTCCGATATGTAGGTGCTCATGACTTCACTTCTCCGCTGGTAGTGTTCAACCACTCCAAAAACTCATCAGGATCGGTTGGTGCGTTAGGATCTGGTGGCGCATAGCTCGCTGCCAAGATCCGTTTCACAGCTTCAGGCCGGTACGAGCGCTTATCGCTCGGCAATTCCGTCGCGCCGCACTTGATGCACTTGCCAATAACGCTGTACACATGGTGACAGGGACTCATTCGCGCTCCGCGCTGGCATCAGCTTGTGAGCCAGCGAGCACGGATCGGGCATTTTTTACCCAAGCGAAGTCATGAATCTCCCCGGCTGGCTCCGTATGAACTTCGACAGCCCAACGCAGTGCGGCCTCAAGCGCCTCTATTCTGGCGTGCAACGGTTTTGTGGCTGCGTCCTGCACGTTCTGGATGGCCATGCGCAGTGACTTGTTAGCCCATTCAGTATCGCTCATGACTCAGCGCCTCCGCTGGCAGGAGATGCAAATTCCGGCGGCACGTCGAACCCGTTGCGGGCCTTCAACTGGCTTACGCTGTACCTGGCAACCGTTGTGTCTTTCATGACTCTCCCTCTGTTTCACGTGCTGTCACTGTGCTCATTAAGACCGGCGCCAGGCCGATCCGCTCCATAGATACGCAGACGTAGCGCTCGTCCCGCTCGTCATCGCAGGCCTCGTGCGTTTTCATTACGCACTTGCTGTGCATGTGCCCGTGGATGTTCTTGCGGTACCGATACATCTGATTAGGGTGTACTGGTACGTGAGTTAGCAGACAACCCTCATATTCTGCTGCGCCGCATATCTTGCCAAAGTACTGCTGATACACAGCTAATGGATAATGGTCATGATTACCTAATACAAGGTTCTTGTGACCATTTAGCGCAGCTAATATATGATGCCCATTCTTCCCGAAGAATACATCTCCGAGATGCCACACAGTGTCGTATTTAGTCACTACAGCATTCCAGCGCTCGACTAGAACACTATCATGTTCTTCGATCGTAGTAAATGGCCGCGCGATCGGCTCGAACTCTATGATTTTTCGATGTCCAAAATGCGTATCTGAAACGACATAAACTTTGCTCATTAATAGCCTCTACCGCTACCTGCACTCAAACATGGATATCCGTCCGACATCCAGCCAGCCTTCGCGTAGAATTCACGTTCCTTGACGGTGATCGTCCAATACCAGATCGGTCTCCCCGATTTCGAGACCCCAGGCACGTGTCTCAGGTTTGCCACGGGGTTCCGTAGGGCTAGGTACACGAACCGCTTCCACTTGGTCATCTGCGCTAGTAGCTGGGCGTCGTCGGAGTTGTTCCATAGCCAGGGAAGTTCTATATTCAACGCCAGGCATAGGGCTACCAGGGGAACCCCAAGCAGCATTAGTGGCAGGTTTACTGCCTGAATTGCTGCGAACAACAAGGCATAGTTGAGTGAGGTTTTCATTAACCTTGCGTAACTCCGCTAATATTGCGTCGCCCAATTCCGCGACAGGTAGTGCATCCGTATCCAAGTTCGGTTGTAACATATTTGTTTCCTATTACCTGTGATCGCTGCGCCGTCTGCTGTGTATAGCCGCGACCCCCGCAAGTGCGGCATTCGTCTGCTGCGGGGATATCGAATATTGAGCGTTGATAGTTCATAATGGCAGCTTACTCAGTTCATCATCCGTAGAATCTTTCAAATCTTTATCAAGCACAATTACACCGCATTCGTGGAATGCTTGCCCAAATTTACGCGCCATTGCGAAGGCGTGCCCTGTCGCATCAGCGTCAAGACAGAAATTAACTCGTCGGCTGTTAGCATTTCGCTGTATCTCGCCCACCTTTTGAGCGTTGAGCCCTGTTCCAAGTAGTGCGACCACGTGCGCTCCTCCGTATCTTTTAATTGTCTCGAAGTATTGGATAAGGCGCATTGCTGACAGTTGATCTTCGACAAGGTATGTGGCATTGATTTTATCCCGTGTATGTCCGTCTGCTTTATGCGCAGCGTGAGTATACCATGAAAGGACAGGTTCATCCTTTTCCATGAATGTCAGCGCCTTTGGTTCGCTAGGTGTGGCGTCTGTGTAAGCCGGACTGTCGGGATAAGCACGTCGAGTAATCCATCCACGGATAGTCCCATCCGGCGCATTGATAGGAAGCGCGTAGCGGTTAGCGCTGCGGCGAACTGCGCTCGTGTCCACCAGATTGTATCGGCTTTTGAAAAAGGCAACTTCTTTATCCGACAGTTGATAAAGGTCCGCACTGAGGGGGCTAAGTCGGCTTACATTAGCCAGTACGGCTACATTGGTTGGTACTGGGGAGAATGTGCCCGGCGTCGTATACGCCTGTCCTGCGAAGCCACAAGCAGCCCTGTGACAATAGAACTTAATAACTCCATTCTGTTCGATGTTGAGTGACATACTGCGCTCTTTCGAAGCGCCGCCCCCACACTCAGGGCATAGCTGACTGCCATACTGCCCTGCGCCCAATTGCTGTGCTAGCGCAACTACGACTGCGCGGCTCTGAAGTTCTGCATTACCAACTTCTTTACCGCCAAAGACGTTACCAATCTTCATTCGCTATCCTCGTGCTGATCGACTGTATCATCCTGTGCGTATGGAGCAGCCCTGCTAGGGCGCTTCGACATCCGCGTGCGCATAAGCCGCTCGGCTTTATTCTGTGCCACTATATCAGGTATAGTTTCGAATTGCAAGCGCCTGCGGCTACCTTCCGCAGTAGTCATGTAATCATAATATTCCGGCAGTGCTTTGGCGTATTCCGCAGCATCCCTTAGCGTATTAAACCGAGTTTGCCAGTTAGGCAAACAATCCAGAATATCGAATAGTTCATGTTCCATATAGATGTAAGAATGATTCATATATGTTAAGTAATGTATTCTCAGAGGGTAATTTTGAAGTTCATATATATTTAACAGGATATAATATATTTATTAGGATTTAGCGCTACTACCAAAGTAGCGCGAGATAGACCCCCTTACCCCCATTGATTCTTAGGAGTAAGCCTAGGCTCCTTAGTTCCTAGGTATAAAAGTTCTCGTTGTATGAACTTCCTACGTCACGTTACCAGTACAACCGCGCTAAGTAGGTCTATCGGTTTAGCGATCACAAATATGGTCGCCCATAGGGACTAAGTATCAATAGAAATATTCACTTGTATAATCAATGTGTTATACATGGTGTTTTGCGCCCTTTAGCCGTAATGTACGCCAAACTCGGCTATTACGTTGTTGAGTATCTTCAGGAGTAGCCGCAGGACGCATTAGGGCGCGCAAGGCGCGGTCTTCGTCCTCAGCCGCTATCAACTCCTCCATAGGATCACGAAAGCCCTGTGGAGGGAAGTCGTAGCTCGGTTCCTGATCTAAATAGAATTCGTCGTCATCTACTTCCTCTGCTACTTCCGGTAATTGTTCGACAGTCGGACCTTTACCAGTGGCGTAATCCGTACCTCCTTTAGCCTGCTCCCATAGATAATTAAGCGCGATAATCTTACATGCGCGATTGATATAAGCTGAGAACTTATGTTTAGGATTATTCGACCAACTCTGCACTATCTGCGGTACGTGCGTAATACATTCTTGCACTGCGTCAATATAGTCGCTATCATCGACTACGGACGGCGCTTTCCCGGATGTTCGAATATCTTGCGCCGCGTATGCTGCGATGCGATATGTATATAACATAATCGGCTGTAGCTTATTCTGCGCTAGGAACCCCATGATTGCATCATCTGGCAGGATGCTAGACGCGTCCGTAAGCTCTTTTGCGTAATTCTCAAAGGTTAGTTCATTTGTCATAAGTCACTCGTTTAGTTAAATCATCGGAGACGCATTGCCAGCTAATCCAGTCGAAACGCCTGCTAAATTGCTTTGCTTCGAAAGAGCAAGCGCCGAATGTAGTGTATCCATGAATACTGTTTATGTGTACATCTCCTGTCGGCATGTACATGACGAACACTAGGAGCCACACTAAGCCCTCCTACCGGTTAGGATAGCCAGGACCATTACCAGGACTAGTATCGCCGCTACAGCGCCGTCTCCGTTGATTTCAGGAGCCCGTACCGTATGCTGCGGAGTATCTTGCAGGCTATGCGGATGATGATGACTGAGGCACGGTTTACTCACTTCGGGCCTCGTGGCAGATACTGCCAGTGTGTTGGTTCAACTATTCGATTTGTACCTTCGATAAGCCAGCGACCTTTGCCGCGCTTTGTGTATCCATAGTAGGCAATGTATACATGTGCGCCGGACCATACTAATAGCGACATGCTGTGGCGCGTAAACCAGCCGTGCACGTCCAAAGGCTTGATAGGGGCAGCGCTCATAGGCTGCCATTTATATATATTTACCATAATGATCTCCTTATGTCAACATGGAAGCGGTAGCGGCTCGACAATGTAGAATTCATTTACAGGACGGATGTAGCCCATCGCGCGATTAAACTCAGCCAATGAATCACGGGTAAAGGGATACATGACACGGCTAGTGTTGCCTAATACGCGGCTGCTATGACTGCCCTGGAACCATCGTCGATTGCAGTAGTCTACCTCCGCTGCGGTTTCGAGTGTGTAGTCCATATCTGTTACAGGTCCTCTGCGCTGCGTCATAGCGGCACTACCTCCACGCCATAGGCGAGCTTATCCTCAATTTTGAGAAAGTCGTGCATTACTAGCGCCTCAGATAGACTTCGAAATGATGCGAAGCATACGGGATCTTCGAAATCACGCACGGCTGTAGCCATGAGCCATTGCACGTTGTATTTAAAGTGCTGGCGGTACGACGCGCGATTGCGGCTCTTAGCCTTTTTTGGTCTGTTTACCATAATTCACTCCAGAATATGTAAGAACATGCTGCAATCCAGCACACGAATATGACCATTAACATAAGATTGCTGTTGAACATAATATCCTCGTTATGTGAAATACATGCAAGTATCGTGCCAACTTTCAATTATTACAAAAACTTAATAATAGGCCGGTTGGCATGATTCGCTCCTTACTCACGGCCAAGCAACCGGTTAGATTCATCGATGACCCTATCCACGTCGAGACCGGCACGCAGATCGGTTGTCCTATTGGCTGACAGGATCTCGACGCAGTCGCTCAATGACGCCGCAAGCTTGGCCGCCATATCGGTCCTAGAGGAGCATGCCGAGCCTATAGCCTCGCGCGCAGCAGCTAGTGCGAGGGCATCATAGTCTGACTTTAGAACAACATCCGCGTAGACAAATTCGTCGCCGGTAATTCCAGTTCCGCTCACTTTTAGTTGAAAGACTTTCAAGCTCTCATACTCCTATTGCTACCGCCGTGTTGTAATGATGCCACATGTTGTAGTGCAAATACAACGCAGGCGACTAAGACGCACAGACTGATAAAGCATAAGCATATTCCAATTGACATAATAGACTCCATATGTAAAGACAATCCCCATTAGCCGCTGCGACAGCTAACAGGGGATGACCCTTAGCTCATACCGGCAGCCAGTAGACCTGCCTGCTCATCAAAATGGCCGCACGTAAGACACATAGGGCCATTGCAGTGCAGGGCCTCGCATGACGGACAGATGTCTGTAGGGTCCTCGTCAGCCCATAGCTCGTCGTCGTCATTCCCTAACGCGCCGTCGTCCGTTTGCGCAAAGTGCTTATCCAATTCCCTATCCAGTGCTGCAGCTTCTGCGCGATTCTGTTCTTTGTAGTTCGGTAAGACATTGTACGTATCTGCCGGTAGCGAATGCGTACCGGAACCATTGGCGTAATCCTTGCCTGCCTGGTAGAGCAAATTATCTTTTTGGTCATGACGTTTCATAGCTGCTAGCACACTACGTGTCGCATACGGTATTAGCGCCGTCGCTACCGTACCCTTGTCATTGGTATTGATCACACAGCTACGCGCGCCTACTTCGGTCTCGTCAAGCATGTCCGTACTTGTGTAGCCATGACCGCGCCAGCCACCTACCGCGTAGCCATTGCTGTAGGCATTCGCTGGCGTACCCCAATCACCATACTTGCGCTCGTAATAGCCCGCACCGAACTTACCCGGCAATGAGTAGGTCTGGCTATACCAAACGCCATCTATCCAATCACCGGCAGTTTCATTCACAATGCGGAATTCGCCGTCTCGCGACATCACACACAGCTTATTACCCCAACCAATATGTTCTTCCATTTTCTCCCAGTATTGCAGGTCACCCGCTACATCCACGCCGCGCATAATATCTACTAAATTGCGCGTATCGCTAACGTCGCCGCCCGCATCCTTTGGTGTGTATTGCGACAGGATGCCATTGTGCATTACATACGCGTTACCGTCAGGCGTGCGGAATGGGTGCGTATTCACTAGCGCTACGCGCCCATGCGTCGCATAGCGGAAGTGAACTGCAAACTCTGCATTGGCTTCATGCAAACGCTTAGCCAAGCGCCACGCGCGCTTGACCATTTTAGAGCCTAAGAATTTCTCAATTCCGTCGGACCACATGATGCCAATACCGTCGTCATTATCATGCGCAGCGGCGCGAAAATAACTCTCAGGAATCTTATTACCAGGCTTTACGTAGGCTATGAGACACATATTAAATTTCCTCCGATGAGCGAACAGTAGTGGACGGCCGCGCGATGCTATTGGCATTAGCAGCGGCACTGAGCCGTGAATTAAATGCAGTCTCGGAGAGGAACTTGGCAAGATTCGGATACGTACCCTTATGCTGGGCAAGCCATGCGACAAACAGCGTAGGACGCTCCAAGTCCTGCATAGACGTGTCTTTGGCGTACATCACTACCGCATGACAGAACTCAATATTCTTAAGTACGCGATCAAATCGCAGATTGCCGCGGAATATACGAAACTCTACGGTTTGCGAGCTTAAGTGCATTGCCTCGTATTTATCTGTCTCACGTACCAGGCCATCACACACGCACTTGCTGTAGCGCCGCGCCCATTCTTCAGGATCGCGCTGCGCAATCTTCTCAATGAGTGCGGTGTTCTGCGGGGAATTCACAAAAACCAGCATCTTACCAAGCGTAAACGCGCTAAGCGCCTTGCGATTAACATGGACGTGCATACCGCACGCATTGGTATATCGCCCGCTACGGCCTATGCCAGTGACTTTGCCAAGTACGGCTTTCCAGCCAAACGCCTTTTGATGTCCCTCAAGCGTATAAGGGACAGTGATCAGTTCAACACCGGAGTCATTGAGCGAGCCATCACGCATAAGGATGTATTTTCCCTTAGCGCTCTCCATACCATGAACGCCGCGTTTACCGCCAAGCGCTGCGCTGATTTCCGTCTGACCGCCGCCATCGTCGTCATCTTTGTGCTCCATTTCCAATTCAACGCCGAAACACAGCGATGTCTTGGGAGTCTCCTTATCCCATCCATGTATCTCAATTGGATTCGTCGCGTGGTAGTCATACACGCCATTCCGCGCTTCGTCGTCTGCACGGTCCCTCGCCTGCATTTCATCGTCATACGCGTTATCGTAGTCAGAGTAATAGGCATCACATATCTCTGAGTAATAGCAGCGTGATCTAGCGTAATTCATGCTCACCGCTTCGTCTGTATCTGCGAGAATAACCCGTGACCATGTATTGACGTAGCAGTTCTGCCGTTCAGAGTAGAAGAAACTTCCAGTCCGTACCGCGCAGCGAGCGCATATCAGAATGCCCGATTCAAGCGTACACGATATATTTGCGCGTGGTATGTCACCATGACAATGCGCGCATATCTGCTGCGCAACTTCGGAGGTGATTTCAGGAATCTCATTAGGCGCAGTGCAACCATCGGTAACGGTAATGGTGGCGTTGCGGGACACGATAGTATCTTGTGGCGTAGTGTTATTAGGCATGATTAAGCTACCTTTTGTGATGTATTGATGGAACGGAATTGATTGTAATAACCGGGATAATTCAGCGTATCGCACGCATTACTGGCATCTACCAGGCGAGCATACGCAGCGCACGGCGAGAACCCGCCGTTCTTATTAGGCTGCATTATCAGCCAGCTATGTGTAAGACGGTTCATAGTGACGTATGCAAGGGATTTCATGACGCATCACTCCCCTGTGGTTGTGTGTGAACGGAATAGTCGATCACTTCCACATCAGCCGCGCTAAGCGGCTCAACTGTTAGCGTCTCGCCGTCCCGAGTGAACTGCGCAGCGATGTGTGTCGCTTGCGTTAGTGACGCCGCAATGATGTCGCATTCCATTTGCGTTGAGTTAACTCGCGTGATGATTGCCTTGTATCGCATGGGATATCTCCGCTGGTTGCTGATTGAATCGAGACTGCATAATAGCACACAGCACATGCGCGTATCAGATACGCAATGCTAGTACACATTAAGTATTTGTAATCAATATATATTTGATGTGCAACGCAGCATGGCATCAATCGTGATATCGAATGCATATGCCCTGTGTCCTGCGCTAGCCTCATACTCACTAGCCGTGCATTGGCTGTATGTCGATCGCCGCACCATTAGATATTAGTACACAGGTTATACACACACTAAGTGTATGATTGTATTGCATGTAATTATATACAGTGTCATGGGTTATCCACAGATCATATCAATATTGTTAACTCGTATTGTGTGTCAAGTTAATCCTTTGTAATGTGATATCTCTTGACATACGCTAAGCGTAATCATGCAGTATATTATCTCACTCATGATATGTTATATGCTCATGTCAATGTGGCATGTGGTGTGCACGCATAGTGTGCGTATGTGTGTTACTATGATACAACACCACATCACTATCCCACCCCCATCACCCTAGTCGCGCTACTATTAGTTATGGTTATAGTGCTGTCGCACAGCCGCTCTACTCTTGTCAACTATAAGTTGTACTAATATCAACGACTTACAACATTAAGTTTTGATTACAAATATTTAACTTGACTTTTTTCTATTTACCATAATGTAGGGGCACCCGGGGTTTAAGGGACTCCGACGCGCCGAGCGAAGCGACCCACAGGTTCACTTACGACGAAAAGTTAATGTAAAATATGAAGAAAAAAATATTACCTGATAAGTGATCTGATAGTGGAATTATGTTGCTATGCCGCATTCAAGTGGCGCTGCCGTACCATTATAAGTCTAAACCCAGGATACGCCGCGAGACAGGCTCGCGCGATTATACCACATAATTGCTCTTAGGTGTGAACATTAAGTTTTTGTAATGTTTCAAACTCGAGAGTCCAAATGAGAATGATTCTCAACAACTACTGTATGGATATACAGTGGTTTGAAAATATCAATGACTTACGAGGTACCTTGTCTCAGCAAGGTACTGAAAAATCGACCAACCGGGTTAGTTAAAATCAGTGATTGTTTCATTTTGATACGGAGTCCCTAAGGGATATATATTCTTCTCCGGAATCTCGAAGAGATTACGGTTAACCGAAGATTAGAATTATTCTTCCGGTGACTCAACAAGAGTCACCTACAGAATAACCGGCAATAAAGTCTTATTGCCTTTCTAAGAATCAATGAATTACAAATCCGCGATCCTTTGTGGGATCGCTAAGAATAAGAAACTGGCTTTCACAGCACAGTTCGACGTTAAAACGTCTCCTGTGATAATTCCTATACACAGAGTATCATCTCCAGAGTAATCTCTTAATGGCTAAAGAATACGACAGAAAGAATCCCGCATTTGCGAAAGCACAGCTCGGAGTAGAGACTAATCACAGTTCTGCTGAGCGCAGTATATCACCTGCGATTAACGCACAGAGTGATAACGAACTCAGTGATGTTGGTCCTCCGCAGGATCCTAATATCAGCGGTAACAGGCCTACTGAGGATTGCTATACCTTCCTAGCTGGCGCTATGGATGGTTGGAGAGAGAACGATGATTACCGACGCTATTTCGAAAATAGCATTGGCTGTGACGGTATGCTGGTCTGTGATCCGGGTGACGGCGATTACGATGATAATGGCGGAATTCCGACCGCTGTGGGACATGACTATGGTGTACATGGCCCTTACCGTGACGAGACTGAGGAGTCTCTTAGCCGCAATGCTTATCCGCTAGGTGGCGTCATTATGAGGAGAATCTAATGGCATACCGCGGAATTGATCCTAATGTGCTGAGTGATGATGGTATGACCGGACAACATACCAATGATCGAGTGATGCTGCGTAATGCGCATCCGCACCAGGCGCATAGCGTAGGCTATGACAATGAGCATGATTCCCAGACTAATCATGGTATTCAGGGCTTTTCAGTGATCCACCCTAAGAGGGATAAGGCTCCTGAGCATCACCCGCCTAAAGGTCTCATGGATCATAATGCGCGGCAGGGCCGTGCGGATATGTCGCCTCCGTGAAGGCGTATACGCCGACGCAGGCATCGGCCAACACATCCAGTCCTGTAAAGACCAACTTCTCTAATCTTGCTGGTAGTGCCCCGTTGAGCATTCCTAAGACTGGAGCGCAGATACAAGGCAATCCGCATGCCAGGCAGGGCGTTCCCAGTTTTAGCAGCACTCCGAAGGCGCTCGGCGGCTTCGTTCAACATGAGACTAGGCAAGGCCCGGTCCCTCACATTTCAATGAAACCGGGTAAAATCTGATGGCTATTTCTCAAGGTGCCAACCGCGGCCAAGTTCCTTATCCAATTAATGGTGCAACTACTGTAGCGCCTGTACGCCCGGGTAATTCTACCTTTGCCTCTACGCCTACTGCCTCCACTACGGCTAACCTGCCAGTAGATCAAGCTGGCAATGCCTATGCTGCGTATAGGTTCACAGCCTCTGGAAGCATCTCATTTGGCTTCGGATCAGGTCCGGCTACAGCAAATGGCGCTAATCAATATCTCATTACGGTAGGTATGGTGCTTGATTTTGTACCTCCGCCTGGAACGACTCAATATACTGCATTTTTGGATGCTGCCAGCACCACAGGATCGCTCTGCTGCATCGGTTTGTATTAAATCACCCTGGGAGGGGCTATGAGAATTGATTTTACGCACGTATTGCTCGATGCTGAGGATGCGCCGGTACAAGAGGAAGGAATTCCGGTCTCTATTGCCAAAGTACTTAAGCGAGCCGTGCTCGCAATTGACGATAAAGACAAAAAACTAGAGTTATTTGAGCTTTTCCTGAAGTTGAAGACTGCGGACAGTGACACTGACTTCAGTATTCAAGAGATCGCCCTGCTAGACAAGGCGATAAGCGTATATCCAGTGTTAATATACGGACAGCTTCACTATCTCCTGTCAAATAAACAAACACAATAACTAATAAAGGACATTAATCATGGCTTCAGGCCCTCTCGTTGCCGCTGCGGCACAATCTACGACTACTACGACTGGCACTGGTCCGCTAACCATCGCAAATACGGTTCCTGCTAGCGCTCCTGCTGGCTCTACGACCTTTGCGGCGGCTTTTGCGCCGACTGCGGTATTCCCCGTTCCGAACGTGTTCTATACGGTCATTGACGCCTCTGGCAATATTGAAGCTGGGTACGGCACGCTGACGTCTGCCACTGTGCTGACACGAGACTTCGTGATTTTCGCCGGTGTTGCGAATAACGTCGCTCCGTTCATTCCTGCTCTTATCCCGACGCCGACTGGTTCATTCACCAATTTGGCAGCCGGTACGGCCAATGTGTACAGTAATCCGAGTCTACTCTCGCTGGTTACTGCGCAGCAACAGCGCTATCCGAATTTCACTGGCAGTGCGCAAGCCGGTATTGATGGTGGTATCACTGAAGATATCATGCAAGGCTCGTTCCAAGGGTCTATCACCAACGGCGGTGCTCCGACTGTTGGCACTGTAAATTACAAAGTGTCGAGCAACGGCCAAGTACTGATCAGCTTCCCAGCTGCTCTAACCAATGCTACTGCTGGTACGACTTCTGTTCTGTCAGGCGTGCCGTCCTTCCTGTGCAATGTCACCACGCAGACTGTTCCTGCGGTGGTCCAGACGTCCGGTACGAATGCCCTTGGTGGTGTTACGATCACGGCTGGTGCGACTCCTACGTCAACTGGAACGTTTACGTTCCTCAATGGCGCAGCTTTGGGTGCATTCACTACGGGCGTGGCTAACGGTGCCGCGGCTGGTTCATTCACGTACTCGTCTCACTAAATTATGGCGGATACTAATAAAACAGGCTCATTCCAAGGCAAGTCCAATGAACTTGGACATGGCGGGCGCGCTGCACAGCTTAAAGCTCAAGGCGTACCTGGTGGCGTGATTGGTGCGATAGCTCGCGCTAAACACGCCGCTCCTGGTCAAGCTCATTACCATGGCGGCCACCATACCAGTGGCTAAAAAGAAGGCAGTGTCCCAATGGGTTCCTGGTCAGTCCGGTAACCCTGCGGGACGGCCTCCAGATGTTCGTACGGTTGCTATGCTCAAGAATGATCTTGAGCTAGCCGTACGACAACAACTGACTCCTACGCGAGTTACTCAGGTAATCAATCGGATGATTGATATCGCAGTAAATCCTAAGAGTGAAAATAAGGACGCGGTAGCTGCAGGTAAGGTAGTCTTGAGTATGGCTATTAGTAAGCCGCACGTACAAGAGCAAGTTAGTGGAAAAACCGGTTTTACGATAGTGATCGAGAATGCAACACTTCAGGCTCTGCAAAGCAAGCCGGAAGTCAAATCAGAGGCAATAGACGCAGAATATGAAAATATCAACAGCTAAGTTCGGCGGAACTTTTAGCGATTCCGAGTATCTCGGCAATCCCGCCAATATTAAAGATCGCCAATGGTCAGGTCATGGCACGGAAACAGCGTCGTATGACGCAGGTAACGTTGCCGGTCCTGAATCAGGTCCTACGGCGGATATCTATATGGTACCTGACTTCCAAGGTATGAGTGGACAAGGTAATAACCAGTCTACTGAACGTCCCATTGGGAGCACCTAATGCTACAGCAACGACAATATAATGATGTGTATGGCTTCCTTGAAGTCAGTAACACAGCAGCGCTTTCTCCTGGCGCCGTGGGCAATGGTACGACAGTAAGCGTCACGGCGGCCTGTACGCTGCAAGGTACTACGAGTGCAGCGACCTTCGGTCTAGGCGATAGCTTAGAAGTCATCGTGCCAGTCAGCGCAGCATCCAATGGTCTATTGATCTCAGCAACACCCACTGCTACGGCAGGCACTGCACAAGTATATTTCCAGAATCAAACGGGCGGATCAATCACACCGACAGCCGCTACGTCGTATAAAATCATCGCTAAGCGCTTTCGCGCTGACGTAGTGTAATCATGGCAGGGCGTAAAATTACATTCGCCACTGGTGAGCGCAAAGGGGAAACCATCGATGTCGATGACGAACCGAAGCGCCAACCTGTTGCTCCTGGTGGAACCAATCCGGAAACCGGGGAAGTGGAGTCTACGGACGAAGCAGTAGATCGTATGTCTGGTGAGTCACCTCCGCGCAGTAATCAATCTACCGATCACGCAAACGGTTATTAATTGATTTGAGATGAAAACGCTGATTAAGCAACCGGAGAGGTATGCCGCAGCCGACGTTAAAGATAAGTCTGCACGACGCGCAGGCGGCAATTTGGAATTCTCCAGCACGGTTCAAAGTGTGTGCGGCGGGTCGCAGATTCGGCAAGACTCACTTCGCCGCGGCCAAGCTCGGGGTCGCGGCTCTTAGCGAGACAAATGCTATGGGGCATAAGCTGACTGCAAGTCAGCCATGCTACTACGTAGCGCCGACTTTCGATCAGGCTGTACGTACAATGCGTCCTAAGCTTCTATCCTTATTGGGATGGCAGAAGCAGGGCGGTTTCATTGTAAATGAGAATATCAATAGCGGATGGTTAGAGTTAATCAACGGCGTCAAAATCTACCTCAAAGGGGCAGAAAACGATGACGCGCTCCGCGGCGAAGGCAATCGCCTGGTGGTCCTGGATGAATACGCTTCCATGGCTCCACATGTATGGTCTGAGATTCTTGAACCTACTCTTATGGATGTCGAAGGCGAAGCCCTTTTCATAGGAACGCCAAAGGGTAAGAATCACTTCTATCGTTTATTCATGGATGCTCTAACGAAGCCAGAAGCCTACTGGAGCGACTGGGAGGCATTCCACTTCAAATCCCTTGATAATCCGTTCATTAAAGAACGAGAATTACGGCGAATTGTAAGTAGAACTAAAGGAGCAGAAGGGCTTGATCCACGAGACAGAAACAGGCAAGAAATTGAAGCCGACTTTATATCTGGCGGCTCTAAAATCCTCCGTCCCGATAACTTCCCGATTGTTAAATCCTTCAATAGTCGTACAGCTTCGTACTTCGTCACCGTCGATCTTGCAGGATTCCGAAAGGCAGAAGGAAAAC